TGTTCCTAGAGGCTGACGTAGGTGAGACAGTGGAGAAGCTTCTATCTGTCTATATGGGAACCAATATAAGCGACATAGAACAGAAGGACAGGGATTACAATCTGTACCATGAGAAGTACAACGAGCTGGCCCAGAGTGATAAACTACATATACTGGATCACCAAGGCGCTCTAGAAGCTGATGAACTATTCGCTAAGATGCAGTACTTGGTTAAAGGTTTAGACTGTGATATAATTATCTTAGATCCGCTACAGGCAGCCGTGACTTCTAATGACAATGGTGTCATTGATGGGTTCATGGATAAATGTCTAAAGCTTGCAAAGAATACTGGAGTAAGTATTATCATTGTTAGTCATATGCGTAAGCCTAATGCTAAGAATGCACATGACGTAGGTGAGTATGATTTGAAAGGCTCAGGTTCAATCAACCAAATAGCCTTCAACACTATCCTACTGAGTCGTGATAAGATGTCTGATGATGATTACGCACGTAACTGTACTCAGGTGCAACTAGTTAAGTGTAGACGTACAGGACGTACAGGGGTAGCTGGCTGGCTCTATTATGAGAACAACACCAGCCGTTTAGTAGCTACTCAGGCACCTGAAATTAAGAAGGCTAATGATATAGAGGACTTTTAAATATGTATGCAGAAGAGTTGCTAACAGTAGGTTTAAGTGCTATAATAATTATATACTTCATGGGAGGTAGCTAAGGGATGATAAGTGCAGCGGTCTTATGCATGGCTATGAACCTCTACCACGAGGCCAGAGGTGAGCCTTTAGCAGGCCAGTACGCAGTAGGGCAGAGCGTTATTAATCGTGTGAGGGACAAGAGGTATCCCAATACAGTTTGTGAGGTAGTACATCAGGCCAAGTACCGAGGGTGGGATCAGGTAAACCCCATACGTAACCAATGTCAATATAGTTGGTACTGTGACGGTAAACCTGACAACCCACAAAATGGTAAGGCTATGCTGGAGGCTACCATACTGGCCCAGTACATATTAGCCTCTACGGTAATAGACATTACAGAAGGTGCCACACATTACCATGCGTCATATGTACACCCATATTGGGCAGACCATATGACGACCACGGTACAGATAGGTACACATATATTTTATAGATAATAGGAGCAAGTAATATGAGATTGATATTCGACATAGAAACAGACGGCCTTAAGCCTACAGTAGTTTGGGTTATCGTTACTAAGGATATTGATACTCAAGAAGTCAAGACTTTTTATAAACCATTTGATACTTTTAATGAATACATAAGCAAAGCTGAGGAGGTGATAGGGCACAACATCATTGGTTATGATATACCAGTGTGTGAGAGGCTACTGGGTACTACGTTTGACCATTGTAAGGTCACAGATACTCTGGTACTATCCAGATTAGCCAACCCACAAAGAGAAGCACACAGCCTAGATTACTGGGGAGGAGTATTAGGGAATGCAAAAGGTACTTATTCGGATTGGTCACAGCTTACTCCAGAGATGGTGGTATACTGTAAGCAAGACGTTGATGTTAATGAACAAGTATACGAACGATTGCTATATGAGCTTGCTGATTTTGGAAGCGAAAGCTTACTTCTTGAGCATAAAGTACAGCATATCATCCAAAAGCAAATCAGGAACGGGTGGCTCTTAGATGAACCTAAGGCCCATGACCTTGTAGCAGAACTAAAGGAAAAACAATATGATCTTGAAGAAAACGTACAAAAAGTATTCATACCGCTGCCAACATTTATCAAAGAAGTTACACCAAAAGTTAAAAAAGATGGTACGATAAGTGTAGTAGGTTTAAAGTTTCTAGGTGAACGCTGGACAACAGTCGGTGGCCCCTTCAGTCGTATTGATTGGCCAGTGTTCAACCTAGGCTCTAGGAGGCAGATAGGGAGATACCTACAACACTTTGGGTGGAAGCCTAAAGTATTTACAGAAACAGGACAGGCCATTGTGTCTGAGGACGTACTCAAGGACGTTAAAGGTATCCCTGAGGCTGAACTGATAGCATCCTACCTACTGGTACAGAAGCGCATAGCTCAGGTACGAAGTTGGCTAGAGGCTGTTGACGAAGACACTGGGAGGGTACACGGATACGTTAACACTAATGGTGCGGTTACTGGACGTATGACACACAGTAAGCCTAATTGTGCTCAGGTGCCCTCCTCCAGTAGTCTATATGGTCCTGAGTGCAGGGCTTGCTGGATTGTACCAGAGGATTATAAGCTTGTAGGTATCGACGCTTCTGGTTTAGAATTGCGAATGTTAGCCCACTTCATGAATGATCCTGAGTACACGAAAGAGATACTGGAGGGTGATATTCATACGGCTAACCAGAAAGCTGCTGGATTAGCAAATCGTAATTTAGCAAAGACTTTCATATACGCTTATTTGTACGGCGCAGGTGACGAGAAAATAGGCTCTATTGCTGGTGGCGGTAGGAACATGGGACGGAAGCTTAAGGCTAAGTTCCTTAAGGGTACACCAGCACTGGCGGTACTTAAGGAAAATGTATCAATAGCAGCAGGAAAAGGTTACCTCAGGGGCTTGGATAAAAGAAAAGTATTTGTTAGATCAGAGCACTCAGCTTTAAATACACTTTTACAGTCAGCAGGGGCATTAGTTATGAAACAAGCCTTGATTATTCTTGATGAATATGCTATACTATGGGGTATAGACTATAAGTTTGTAGGTAATATCCATGATGAATTTCAGGTGGAGGTACGAGCGGATCAAGCAGAACGTTTCGGACAGTTAGCCTGCAGTTGTATTGAGGCCGCAGGGCTTGCCTTTAAGCTTAAATGCCCACTGGCTGGTGATTTTAACGTAGGAGATAGTTGGGCTGAGACCCATTAGGGGGAGTTATGAATGCAGCAATGGAATTAACAAAAAAACAAATCAGTAACGCAAAGTATAATCCTAGGAATAACGCAAGAAATAATCCTAGGAATAACCCTCAACGTATGTTTGTCAACGGTAAGTACGTACCTAAAAACCATCCCATGTGGAAAGCCGGAACCTATAGGACATTTAATGACGCAGCCTTTAGTTCCTTTACTAATTACGCTTCCTCAACCAAAGGTGATGTGTACATTATCACTAACAAGGCGTGGCCTGAGTGGGTTAAGATAGGTAAAGCTGTTGATGCTACAGATCGTCTTAAGAGTTACCAGACAAGTGACCCATTTAGAGCTTATGAGTTACATCATAGTGTCACTAAGGATAACAGACACACAGCAGAGGTAGAGGCGCACAAGGCACTTGAGGTCTTAAGTAAAGACAGGAAGAATGAGTGGTTTAAAGTAGACTTAGAGACAGCAGTAAGTTGTATAGAAGGTAACATATGAAACATAATAAAGGCAAGCCCTTTGACATCTGTTTTGTTGATGCTGATAGTTTGATATATCGTATCGCACTTAAGACTGATATAGACTTAAGCACAGCCAAGGAATACTACGATAAAGCCATAGAGGATATTGAGTGGAACACCTGCAGCACAGTGACTAAGGTAGCACTAAAGGGCGTAGGTAACTTCCGCTATGCTATAGCAGAGGATTACAAAGGCCAACGTAAAGTTAAAGAACAAGAGGAAGACCCTAATCCTGCGTTGACAGAGAGGCGTAAAGAACTTAATGAGTATGCTTATGGCCTAGGGCACTTCGCTAGTGATAACTGTGAAGCAGACGATGTAGTATCTATATGGGCGCAGGAGGCTTTAGACGCTGGTGTAAACTATGTCATAGCACATATAGACAAAGACATTGACATGGTGGAAGGCTGGCATTACAACTTCACCAAAGAAACTTTGTACTACATTGATGCAGAGGAAGGTTGGTACAGGATGTGCATACAGATGCTTACGGGTGATTCTACGGACAACATACAAGGTCTTAAGGGTATTGGGCCTAAGAAAGCAGAGAAGCTACTGGCTGATGTTGCTAAGGCTGATATGCTGGCTAAAGTACAGGAGGCATGGCAAGAGCATCACCCTGATGATTGGCACGACAGACTAGAGGTGTGTTGGAACCTAATCTATATGCGTAGGAACTGGAACGGCTTTAGACGTATGAAACTTGAGGAGGTCTTTGGAAATGAATAAAACTACTGTACATAATCTACTTAATGAGCTTGATGATCTATCTCGGTATTGCATTGAACGTGTTATGGATCAAGATTATGGGGATGAGTATGAATATCACTCTGATGGTCAGCAAGAGTACAGGGACAAGCACAAGGAAATTAGAAAACTCATTGGAGGGCAATATGGTACTAATGATACGTGTGTTTATAGCGGCATAATGGTTATTCTCGACATTGCTAGAGAAGCTCAGATGTGGCAACAGTACGCCATGTGGTTAGAAAATGAGTTAGAAAACGAAAGAGATGAGTATGGAGTGAATTACTTTCATACGTTCGATGAGTGGTACGAGAAGCATCACAAGTGGGACAAGGTGAAGTGAGAAGATGACAGCTAAGATAAAGTTCAGATCAGGGCTCGAAAGTGCATTCAGTGACGCTGTAGGCACTAAAGACTTTCTTTATGAGCCTTACAGGATACCTTACATTATAAATAAGAAATACATACCTGACTTCATATGTGAACGTACAGGTGCCATGATAGAATGTAAAGGATTCTTTAGGGTTGGTGATACACAGAAGTATAAAGCTATTAGGGACGAGATTGATCGACCATTGATCTTCCTGTTCTCTGATTCAACTAAGAAGTTACGTAAAGGTTCTAAGATGACATTAGGGCAGTGGTGTGAGAAAGAAGGTTTAGCTCACTTCACCTTACGTACCGTAGATAAGTTACTGGAGCATTTGAAATGTCTAGCACCTTTGAAGAATTAAAAGAGAAAGTACTCAAAGAGTTTGATGTTGACTTACTGTGTGAGCTTATGAAGATTGACAGTGAACAGTTACTTGACCGCTTTGAGGATTTATTCATGAAGAACATGGAGCTATTTGAAGATGACGAATAATGCCTTGGACATACAAGTAGGTGGTGAGCATTACAATACACTGGGTATTCAACCTATAGAGTATATTGTAAGCAATAACACACCTTATTGTGAGGCCAACGTGATTAAGTATGTATCCCGCTGGCGAAGCAAGAATGGCCTAGAGGACTTACTTAAAGCTAAACACTATATTGACCTACTTATAGAATTAGAAGACTTACACGAGGGGAACCGATAATGCAGCTAATAGAGATGCTTAAGAAGCATGAGGGTGTTGAGACTCATGCGTATGTAGACACGGTAGGTAAGACGACCATAGGTGTAGGGCGTAATATAGACGCTGCAGACGGCCTAGGGCTCTCTGAGAAGGAGATTGATTACCTACTGCATAATGACATTGACAGGGTAGAGAATGAGCTTCTAAAGAGCTTACCTTGGGTTTCTAACCTAAACCCTGACCGTTTTGATGCTTTGGTTGACATATGCTTTAACTTAGGTTTACCGCGGTTCCTTAAGTTTCAAAAGGCCTTGAATGCTCTAATGACACATAACTATGAACTGGCAGCTATTGAGTTCTTAGATAGCCGTTGGGCTAAACAGGTAGGTGATCGGGCTATTGAGTTAGCTGAGATGATTAGAACAGGTGTTTACCAAGAGGATTACAAGCATGATAGTTAAATTATATACAGGTTCAAACTGTCCAGCGTGCGTCACACTCAAGGGACGTTTAGAAGGCCTAGGTATTAGTAGCTACAAATATGAAGAGGCTAACGTTAATGTACCAGCGAATCGTGAGGAGGTTATTAAGCTAGGATTCCGAGGTGTTCCCTTGTTGGTACGTTATGATATTGATGGGGAGGTTGTAGGTGCTCTAATGGGAGCCACTAAAGCGGATAGTGCTTACACTGATATCTTTAAAGGCGCGTGGGAGAGTCCTCATGTTATTCATGAACCACTTTAAAATGATTATGGAGGGTTTTGACTGTGACCTTAACACAGCTATTCAACTATATCAACGCGGTACTGTCTGGGAGGACTAAATGAAGGCTGAATACATAAGTCATATGGGTGACGACCTGACTGTAGTGAATGCAGCGAGAGTATCATTTGATAAGGAGAGCGCAGAGGTTAGTTACAGTGACACAAAACTAATCAAGTACCTAGCATCTCATGGTCACTGGACACCATTCAGTCACCCTCAGATCACCATGCGCTATACAGTGCCTATCTTTGTAGCTCGACAGGAGTTTAAACATATCGTAGGCTTCACACGTAACGAAGTGAGTCGTAGGTATGTAGATGATATGCCTGAGTTCTATATGCCAGAGGTGTGGCGTAGTCGGCCAGAGGGTAGCGTCAAGCAGGGTAGCGGTAGTAGTGTTAGTGAAGAAGATAATGCACAGATTAAACGTCATTATGAAGGCCAAATGCGTGAGTGTTTAGTCGCTTATACCAACCTTCTAAATAGGGGAGTAGCACCCGAACAAGCCCGTATGGTCTTACCACAGTCGATGTACACAAGCTACTACGTCACTGGCTCACTTGCAGCCTTTGCTCGTATGGTCAAGCAACGTACTGACCCTCATGCTCAGGTAGAGATTCAGGAGTTAGCCAAGGTGGTTGATAAGGTGATTAGACCGCTATTCCCCGTATCTTTTGCGGCGTTAGTGAATCCTTAAAGTGATCTAAAGTGTAGGAGAATGAAAATGAGCAGAACAAAGAGAAAAGCCAAGACAGGAGCTAAGGCAGTATCAAGTAACTGTAGGAACCACGGAAGTTGTGACTACTGTAAAGGAAACAAGATGCACAGGCATTCTAAGAAACTAGTTAATGATAACGAGGAAGTAACATATTATGATGAACCTTAAATTGAAAGATTGTCAAATGGAACAGATCACCGTAACGTACTTAGATGGACTACACCATGATCTTAAAGAAGAACTTAAGGCTCATGATGCTGACCCGTACTTAAGTGCTCAAGAGGCACAGGACGTAATGTATACCTTGATTTCTATTGAAGTTGTAATGAAAGACCTTATGTTCATGGATGCTTATATAGACTGGAAGATGGAAAACGGAGTAGACCTGTGATGAATGCACCAACTAACGTTAGTAGCGTATATGAGGATTACATTCACAAATCACGTTATGCTCGATACCTGCCTCAAGAACAACGTAGAGAGACATGGGGCGAGACAGTTTCCCGTTACCTAGACTACTTTAAAGGACAAGGTAAGCTGGATGACAGTACATATGACGAGCTATACACTGCTATCTATGACAAAGAAGTGATGCCCTCTATGCGAGCATTAATGACCGCTGGTGAGGCTCTTGACCGTGACAATGTAGCAGGGTTCAATTGTAGCTACATGGCTATTGATCACCCTCGCGCCTTTGACGAGATGATGTATATTCTCATGTGTGGTACTGGCGCTGGTTTCTCAGTTGAACGACAGTACGTAGCTAAGTTGCCTGAGGTTGCTGAAGATATGCACCCTACTGACACCTGTATCCACGTAGCCGATAGTAAGATTGGGTGGGCTAAGAGCTTCCGTGAGCTGATCAGTCTGCTGTACTCAGGCCAAGTACCTACGTGGGACGTTAGTAAGGTACGAGCAGCGGGTGAGCCTTTGAATACCTTTGGTGGTCGTGCGTCAGGCCCAGAGCCTTTAGTTGATTTGTTTAAGTTTGCAGTAAGCTTATTCAAGGGAGCTAAGGGCCGTAAGTTGAGTAGTATTGAGGCTCATGACCTATGTTGTAAGATAGCACAGATTGTAGTCGTTGGTGGTGTACGTAGATCAGCATTGATTAGCTTAAGTAACTTAACGGATGATCGTATTCGCCGTAGTAAGCATGGTAACTGGTGGGAAACTGAACCACAACGGGGATTAGCCAATAACTCAGCTTGTTATACTGAAAAGCCTGACTTTGAAGCCTTTATGAGTGAGTGGAGTAGCCTGTATGAGTCCCGAAGCGGTGAGCGTGGGTTCTTCAGTCGAGTAGCTAGTCAAAACCAAGCAGCTAAGAATGGACGTAGGGATGCTGGTCATGACTTCGGGACGAATCCGTGTTCGGAGATCATCTTACGCCCACAACAATTTTGTAATCTCAGCGAAGTAGTTGTACGTCATGATGATACCTTTGATACCCTTAAGAGCAAGGTACGTCTAGCATCTATCCTAGGGACGCTACAGGCTACGTTGACTGACTTCCGCTACCTACGTAAGAAGTGGCAGGATAATACCGCAGAAGAAGCTTTGTTGGGTGTGAGCCTTACAGGTATACTTGATAATAAACGAATGGCTACAGTAGGGCCAAAGTTAGCTGGAGAGCTTGAGGAACTTAAGAATGAAGCAGTTAGAGTTAATAAAGACTGGGCCAAAAGATTGG